TTCTGTTGTTGTTCCCGATCCCGCGCTCACTCCGGAACCGTCCATAGAACCATCGGTCCCTGGGGAAAAGACTGTTCCGGTGTCAGTGATGGTACGAGAGATTTCGCCGCTCCGCGCCAAAGTGCGCGAGACTGAGGCGGAATTGGCGAATAGCCGGCGCACGATTGCCGAGCAGAACGAATTGCTTTCGCGGCTACAGAAGCCCGGCGATCAGCAGCCGCCGGTTCGCCAGGTACAAGAGCCGCAATCCGACGACGTGGACCGCCGTGCTGCCGAGATTGTCTTTCAACGGGACGCCCAGCAAGTCAGTGAGACCGGCCTGAAAACCTATGGCCAAGGTTGGGTCGATGCCGTTAATGCACTCAATGCCTATGGCGTGAATTCTGCGGATTTTGTTTCCTCCGTCATTGAAATCGACCGCGCCAAGGCCCACGAAATCATGCACGCGATTGCGCAAGATGGCGAAAAGGCGATTGCGCTTGCAAATATGTCGCCTGCGCGTAGGATTGCGGAAATCACGAGGATGGCAATGGCTCCCGCGACCGAAAAAACTCCCGCAGTCGAGCCGCCCAAGACGCCTGTGGTTGCAAAAACCGTAAGCCGAGCTCCCGCGCCGCCACCGCCGGTCGATCCGAGTGCGTCGAAAGTTGTGGATTGGCGCAGCGACGATGCGAGCGACGATGACTTTACGAAGGGTTTTAACGAAATGATGACGAAGCGCTCTGCGCGTCGTTAAGAACTGAGAATCGACCGTATCAGGCGGAATCCTGAGTTAGTATCCGCGCCGTTGCGCTGCGACCTGAGCATTATCAGGGTTTCCCGCCCTTGTCCGCGTCGGGACCGGACAAACACCGCACAGCAATGTGCTCCCAGAAACAAATGCGCCGGTGATGGCGCGCTGATTCTCAGGAGCCATCCCGATGGCGAATAATATCCTCACACCGAGCATGATTACTCGGTATTCCATTCGTATGTTTCTGAATACGAATTATTTCATCCAAAACGTCTCCCGCCAGTTCGAATCGCAATTCGGGATCGAAGGCGCGCGAATCGGTGCGCAGTTGCGCATTCGTTATGCCAACCAATATACCGTCACGGACGGCCCCGGCATCGCGATCCAGGATACGACCGAACAACAATTCCTGCTCACGGTTGCGACGCAGCGTCATGTGGACGTGGCCTTCACGTCGGCGGAAACGACCTTGGACGTAGACGATTATATGGAGCGTATCGTTCTGCCCCGGGTCAATGCACTCGCGGCAAACGTAGCTCTCCAGGTCATGGTGAATACCGCGACGGCTTGCAGAAATGCGACCGCCAATGTGGACGCCAACAACAACATCCTGCCGATCACGGATGGGCCGATTGCGCTCGCGCGTGCCCTTTTGGAAGAAAACTCCGCGCCGAACTTTGGCGAAATGGGGATGCGCAAAGTCGTTCTTGCTCCCCGTTCCGATACGCGGCTGCAACAGTCGCTCCGCGGTCTTTTCAATCCGGTCGAATCGATCTCTCGCCAGTACAACACCGGCATGATGTATGAGGCGTTGCAGTTCCGTTTATTCGAAGATCAGTCGGTGGTCTCTCATACGACGGGTTCGCTGGCGACGGCAACCGTTAACGGTGCGACCCAGACCGGCAGTGCTCTCACTGTCAATGCATTGGGTGGAACGATCAATGCCGGCGACGTCTTTACCATCGCGGGTGTGAATGCGGTCAATCGCGTAAACTATTCGAGTCTCGGAACGCTTGCACAGTTTGTCGCCCTCCAAAATGCAGCGGCAGGCGCCACGCAAATCTCGTTCTATCCGCCAATCGTGCCCCCGGCTTCGAATGTGCCGTATGCCGGGCTGCCTTACACCCCGCAGCAGTATCAGACGGTCACGGCGTCGCCGGCCAATAACGCGACGATTACGCCGTTTGCCAATGCGAGCGTGACTTATCGCGAGAATCTGGCATATGCGCCGGATGCGATCACGCTCGTTATCGCGCCGCTGTGGATTCCGCCAAATGAGAAGGGCGTGATTGCCGCTGCGAGACACGAATATGATCGTCTATCGATGCGTAGCCTTGTCTGTTACGAACCGACAACGGATCAGCCGATCGACCGTTTGGATATTCTGTTCGGTAGCGGCGTGCCGCGGCCGGAATGGATCGTCCAGGCGATGGACTCAACGCCGTAAACGAGAATCGTACCTTCCGCAGCTAGGAGAGGCCGCACTCTGCGCAGACACGCCCCCGATCCGGAACGATTCTCGGGCTCATGGTGTTTACGGAAATCGAGGGGAGAAAGTGCAGTCGCCGAATATCTGAAATGAGTCGGGTTACGGCGCCTGCATCGGTCAAAGAATTATAGGAGACTCCCATGGCTTTCGATCCTGAGAATCACGAAATCGATCCACAAAGTGGGTTCATGGTGCACAAGGATACGGGCCATCCGATTGGCCTTGTTCCGCCGCCGCTGCATTCTCCGCACGATATTGAGTGGCCGAAATGGGTGAAGGTCCACGACAGCCATATTCTGCGCAAGAAGGTCGATGGCGCTCCCGATCATGTGAGCGTTCCGGCATATCCGGAATATCATGTGGATCGCCTGACGGGGGACGTGAGCGTGTTGGTTCACGATGAGGATCAGGAAAAAGTCGCCACGGCGGAAGCCGTAAAGGCTGATGACGATCAGAAGCAATTACCCGGTCTCGACGAACAGGTGCGCCGGCAAGTGCATCAGGATGTTGAACTGACTGAGCGCGAGCAAGCAGCAGCCGTGACCGCTACGATTCAGCGTGAACGCGAGAAGGTCGAAGCTGAGGAAACCCGCCGCCGCATGGCCGAGGATGAAGCGCGGCGCGCGGAGAACCTGAAAACCGCTGCGGACATTGCCGCGGCCGATCAAGCGGCGTTGGATGCTCAGATGGGTGCTCCCGTCAGCGAGGAACGCCGTCGTATCCTCGCCGAAGAGGCTGCGCGCAAGCCAGCTGTCACGTAACGTCACCAATCAACCGGAGAGTTGCCTATGCCCTTTGTTCTGCCGTCCCGCCGCGAGGTAGGACACCTTGATCCCGCAATCGCTGGGGAAGGTGCAAAAGTCATCATGTCTGATGGTGACGTGATTACTTACAATCCCCCGCCGCCGAAACCCGTGATGCCCGATTGGTCCACGATCAAATCCATTCGGCATTATTTCAATCGGACGGATTATCGGGTTTGGCCGGCGTGGCTCTATCATCCGAAAGATCAGCCGCGCTTGATCAAGACGGCGGATGAGGCGGCAGAGCTTGGCGTCTGTTATCGCGAATCGACCATCGATGAAAAGGGCCGGTATGGTCGCGATCATGTGTGGGACTGGCAGGATGATTGCCAATGGCGCCCGCAGCCTTGGCCCGGTACTCAGAAATTCGATCCGTTCAAAGCTGAGCAGGGCAAGACGTATATTGCCTCTCCGATCAATCCGACAATTGCTCAGCACGATCTTGCGGCGCTTTTGATTCCGCAAGTGGCGGCGGCGGTTGCACAGGCTCTGAAAGCCTCGGGACCGGCTGCTCCGGCTAGCGTCGATGCGGCGCAATGGGAGCAGTTTTTGGCTTTCCAAGCGTGGCAAAAATCGACGGAAGTTGTCGGCGATGCCGTACAGCGTGCGGCCCAGCCGGAAGCGCCTGGGCTCGGTTTGCAGGGCGGCGGTGCTCAGACTGGCCCCGACGCCGAACGCGCTGCATGGGAGGCGGCGGCCGAACAGAAGGGCATCAGAATCGACCGGCGCTGGTCGCTTGAACGCTTGAAGTCCGAGGTCGAAAAGGCGGCTTGATGTCATGGCAATGCCTCCCGCAGAACCGGCCCTCCCGGTCGATACCTGTGGGGCATTGCTGACAAATGCCCTGATCGATGGGGGAATCGTCGGTGTAGATGAAGCAATCGAGCCGGCGATTCTCAATCGGGCATTTACTCAGGCCAATTGGCTTTTAGCGCAATGGGCACGCAAGCGTTGGTTGGTTTATCGGATTCAAGACTACTCTTTCGTATGTACCGGCGCGTTGAATTACAGCGTTGGGTTAGGACAGACAGTTAATATAAATCCCCGGCCTGATCGTTTGGAATATGCCTTCTTGCGTTTTCTGAATCAGTCTCCGCCCAGCGGTTTGTTTGTCGATATCCCGTTGGATATTATCCAGTCGCATGAGGATTATTCGCGGATTGCAGTCAAGAATGTCGGGACCTTGGCGTGGCGGATTTTCTACGATCCGGTGTGGCCGGTGGGTTTGTTGTTTCCGTGGCCCGTTCCGCAATCGACGATTTATGAAATTCATGTGGGGTTCAAGGTGGTCCTTCCCCGTTTTAGTTCTATTCAGCAGCCGATAAACTTTCCGCCGGAATATGAATCTGCGATGAATTGGTGCCTTGCACGCCGCTTTCGTGCAACATATCAAATGCCTGCCGATCCTGAAATTAACGCGCTGGCGCGGGATGCGCTAAATGTCATCCGTCTCGCAAATCAGGCGGTTGGGGTATTGAGGATGCCGAGTTTCCTGCGTAATAGAAATCGTGGGTACGACTACCGAGGCGACTCGGACTCTTACTGAGAACAAGGAGACTGCAAATGTTCAGAACGCTTCGGGATATGCTGTTGGGTGCGTTTGTTTGTGCTGCTATCGGCGCGGCGGTTGCTGCGGTAGGGACGCCTCCCGGTACAGGTCCGGGCCTTGTTGACGGCGCGTGGCTCAATGGCTTGGCAGGTGGTCAGAATTACACCTATCAGTCGGGAATTTCCGCCGCTGGTACGACGCAAGCAACCGGAACTCAGTTGCCGACAAATATCTATCTGATCGAGATTGATACCGTCGCGTCGAGTACGGGAGTCAATCTGCCTCCCTGTATACCCGGCACACAGATACAAATCTACAACAACGGCGCCAACACGCTCACGATCTATCCGGCGGTCGCGAATAATCCTATCACGGCGGCGCAGGATACGATCAATAACACAACGTCGATCACTCTTAATTCTCACGTTGCTACGTCGCCGGCATGTGCGAAGGCTGGGGTCTGGTACGCATCCTAAACGAACATGGCGGCAAGCAAGAAACGCAAAGAACGTCGGGCGGCTGAGCGGGCGCAGCGATTAGCGGCACCCGCTCCTGCTGTTGTGGAGGTAGTCCATGCGAGTTCGCCCCCAATATTACGGTTGGTACGATCCGAAAGCGTTTCTCTACCGGTTGAGTCGACTGCCGCCGGACGCGCCAGTGAGGATATCTCTGCCGTTCCAAAAGAAGAGCGATCTGACGGAATTTCTCGACAAGAGAAAAGCGACGGTCTTGTGGTCGCCACCATTGCCGATAGACCTGCCAAACGATCTATCATCGTTGATTCCATCCCCCACAATCTTGTAAGGCGCAGTTTCGACGCGGACGAAATCAATCCAATTCTCAATGATCCGTCCGTCTTTAAATATGCGGCTTATGAAGGACTAAGCTCATTTGATCTAAGTCCCTTGTTAGCTGACAAACGGAACGTTTTGTTGATGGCCGATCATGGGGGGATGGTCTTTCATTGGCAGGCGCTTGGAGTTTATCAGGTCCACACGAATTTTCTTAAAGTGCCGCGCGGCTATTCAGGTCCAGGAACCTATGTCCTTAATGCTTGTCGCGCGGCTTATCGGTGGATGTTTACACATACCGATTGCGTCACTTTGCTCACATTAATTCCGGCTCATAATCGTGCAGCAGCAATGTTTGCTCCGATGGCTGGATGGACGAAGGAATTTGAACGCACTGCCGTTTGGCCGTCCGTGGAGGATGGACTAGTGAATATGTCGTTCTTGGCGCTGCGTTACGACGATTGGGTGCGCAAGACGCCCGAACTTATGCTTTCGGGCAGAGACTTTCACGATCAGTTGGAACGTGAATTCGAGCGCCATGGCGCACAGGACAAGAAGCATCCCGATGAAGGCTGTCACGATCTTCATGTGGGGGCTTGTTACGAAATGATCCGAGGGGGTCAACTCGACAAAGCCGTGATTCTCTATAATCGCTGGGCGCAATTTGCCGGCTATGGATCGATTGAAATTGTCTCACATAATCCTGTCGTGCTGAACATTGGGACGTGTTTGATCCAGATTTACGGCGACACTTTCAAAGTTTTGAAGGTGTACTGATGGCTCAGATTGCACTCAATTCCGGGGCTTATAGTTCGGAATCTATAATTGCAAATGCGCAGAGGGCCGTGAATCTTTTCAGTGAAAAGAATCCAGCGAATACGACTCCAACGTTCCCAACGACGCAATATGTCCGCCCCGGATTGAAGCCATTAGGCGCCCCTCCCGTTCTGGGATTATCGCGGTGTCTCTATGGAGCAACAAATGGCGACGGCTATGCCATTATCGGGCAGACGGTTTATTACATCGATCCGAATTGGAAATTTACTGCGCTGGGAAATCTAATCGCCAATAAGGGCACCCCTGCTTCTATGGCGGATAATGGAAAAAACATCATTCTCGTCGATGGGTCGCCTCAGGGATATACGATCAATTTAACTGGAATTCCCTTGCGCGTCATGACGCAGATTGCCGATCCCAATTTTCAGGGGTCCGACCGTGTCGATTTTATTGATTCGTTTTTAATTTTGAATGTTCCTGGAACCAATCAGTGGTATTGCACACTTTCGGATGATATTACATTCAATGCGCTTTATATTGGAGTCAAGACCGCGTGGCCCGATAATATTCTCTGTGTCGTCGCTATCGAGCGCGAGGTTTGGATTTTTGGTCCGAAGAAGAGCGAGCCTTGGTTTAATGCCGGTGCCACGCCATTTCCGTTTCAGATTCTTCCTGGAGTGATTATCGAACAGGGATGTGCGGCAAAGTATTCTCCGGCGAAGATGGATACGAACGTTTATTGGTTGTCACAGAGTCCAGAAGGCGCGCGGATGGTAATGAGGGGGAACGCGCAGAATGTGGCGCAACGAATCTCGACTCATGCCATTGAAAAAGAGTTTTTGAAATATCCGCGCGTGGACGATGCCGTTGGTTCTGTTTATCAGATAGAGGGTCATTCATTTTACGAATTGCACTTTCCGACTGCCGACAAGACGTGGGCAGTCGATCAGGCGACGGAACAATGGTTTGAGGATTGCTCCATCGATAATAATGGAGTCCTTCATCGTGCCCGGAATGCTTTTACAACCTATCTTTACGGCAAGAATGTCGCTCTCGATTGGGCAACCGGTCAATTGTATGAGATTGATCTAAATACGTTTACTGACAATGGTCAGGTGATTCCCTGGATCAGG